TGGTTCAGCATGAAATTCTACGTCCCGACAGTAGAGAAACTGCGGGCCGCTGGTTGGAAAGTCGATGATTTCCCGCTGATCTGGCATCGCACGGACAATTCGGGCATCATGCCAGACCCGCAACGCGGCCCCCGTAGGACGTATGAAACAGCCCTATTTTGCACCCGTGGCGACCGAAAAGTGGTCAAACCCATTGCCAACTCTTTCGGGGCCGTGACGACCAAAATTCACCACATGAGCGAGAAGCCAATGCCAGTCCTCGAGCATTTCTTCCGCATGGTCATTGACGAGAACGCCCTTGTCTTTGATCCAACCTGCGGCAGCGGTAACGCAATTAAGGCCGCAGAAATGCTCGGTGCAAACTGGGCAACTGGGATGGAGCTAAACCCAGACTATGCTGACAGAGCGCGAGACAATCTCGGACTCTAGAAACTACTTGACATAAGCTCGGTATGGCTTTATCATAGTCTGATAGCGCCATACCCAACTCGGGAAAACCAATGCACAAACCAGTCCTTATTATTGGCGAGGCCTTCGGTGAGGAAGAAGAACGTCGCGGCGAAGCCTTTGCAGGTCCAGCTGGTTCTATCCTTCACGGAGTCTTGCGTCAGGCAGGCATCCCAAAAGATAACTGCTACTTCACAAACGTGTTCAATTTCAGGCCAAAGGGCAATCGCCTTGACTCAGTATTGACCACGAAAGACAACGCCATAGCTGGCTACCGCCCAGTCGGCTCAGGCAAATACGTTCACAAACAATACCAGCCAGAGATAGATCGTCTCAACGCCGAGATAGAAGCCGTCAAGCCAAACGTGGTTATTGCCCTCGGCAACTACGCCCTGTGGGCAGTCTGCAAAAAGACAGGCATTAAGAAATACCGAGGCAGCCCGCTTTATTCCCACGATGGCCGCTGGAAAGTCATCCCGACTTGGAGTCCCGCTTCTGTCCTAAAGCAGTGGGAAATCCGAGTTGTGCTTCTTGCCGACATCTCAAAAGCCGCCCGCGAGATGACCTTCCCTGAGCTAAAACGCCCGCAGCGCTTTATCTACATGCAGCCAACTCTACAAGAGATCGAGGACTTCTACAACCAAGTCCTGCGCAATCAGCCCTTCCTGTCCTGCGACATCGAGACAAAGGATAAGACAATAACCGAGGTCGGCTACGGAACTGCAGACGGCAAATATTGCCTTGTCATCCCATTCTGGGACCGCGAGCGCAAAGACGGAAACTATTGGCGGACTCACGAGGAAGAACGTGCTGCGTGGAAATGGGTTATCCGCATCAACGAAAACCACAAACTCATCGGCCAAAACTTCTCCTACGACATGCAGTATTTCTGGCGGACATCGGGCATCCCCTGCCCGCACTTCATCGGAGACACAATGCTGCTTCACCATTCCATGCAGCCAGAGCTAGAAAAAGGCCTTGGATTTCTTGGCTCAATCTACACCGACGAGCCGTCATGGAAATTTATGCGGACAGACCACTCAACCTTAAAACAGGCAGACGAATGACACATCTCACAGTTATGGCAACTACCGAAATGGGAGGCACCCTTGAGCCTTATCACGTCAACCCAGCTCAAATTATCGCAATGCGTGACCTTGGCAGTTTTACTGTCCGCATAAGCCTTAATCCTGAGATAGACACAATCAGAACCCCGATCACCGAGATCATGCTTCCTGGCCTATCCCTATTCGCCAGCGGTGAGGCTGCTGATTTGCTTACGAGAACAAGATGATCTATATCGCATCACCTTACACTCATACCAGCCCGCGTATCATGGCAAGCCGACATAAGGCAGTCTTGGCCTACGCAGGCAATCTAAAGCGGCAAGGCATCCTTTGCTTCTCGCCAATCGTCTACGGCCACCAGTTCTATCTCCACGGCTATGCCCCGCCAGAGTTTACTTACTGGAAAGAAATGAACGACAGGTTTCTTTTGGCATGTTCTTCCGTCAGTGTCCTACGCCTAGAAGGCTTTGAGCTCAGCAAGGGCATAGCCCACGAAGTCAGCTTTGCTAAGAAACATCTTATCCCAGTCAGGTATGTCCTACCATGAAGATATTTGATACCTCAAACCTAGACGAAAAAGCCATGCCGCTTCTTTCCGCACAAGAGGCCGCGTGGATTTACAACGGCCTCGATGTCTGCGTGACAGCCGAGGTCTATAACACGCTCATGGCCCAACTCGATACCGAGCCGTCAAACGTCCGCGCAACCTATGAGACGGCCCTCGCCAAGATGGCCCCGATCATGGAGATGAGCCTACGCGGAACCCTGATCGACGAGGAAGCCCGCCAGTTTTCAATCCGCGACCTTGAGGCCGATCTTAAATCTCTCGACATCAAGTTTCAGCGGATCATGGTTGAGGTCTTTGGCGGCGTCCTTAACTGGCGTTCCCCGCTTCAGCTCAAAAACCTATTCTATGGTATGCTTGGCCTGAAAGAGATCAAGAAACGCAATGCGCAGGGTGTTTTCGCGTCAACAGTCAATCGCGAGGCACTCGAATACTTTGACATCTACCTCTACGCCAAGCCGCTCGCCCGCCTTATTCTCGCCATGCGGGACATCCATAAACAGGTCGGCTTTCTAAAGACCGAGATCGACAGAGACCAGCGTATCCGCACAACCTACAACATCGCTGGCACTAACACAGGTCGCCTTGCCTCATCTATGTCAGAGTTCGGCACAGGCACAAACCTGCAAAACGTCAACCGCAAACTCCGTTACCCGTTCACGGCAGACGAGGGTATGCTTATGGTCAACGTGGACCTTGAGCAAGCTGATGGCCGCAACGTGGGCGCAATCTGCCACAACATCTTCTACGAAGCAGACGCAAAGGCAATCTGCCGCCTACTTGAGTTACCATCTTGGAACGGACCCGAAGGCCCAGAGTTCGCATCGGCCTTTCTCAACGCCTGCGAGTCTGGCGACCTTCACACCTCTGTCTGCAAGATGACGTGGCCAGAGCTTGAATGGCCCGATGACCCTAAGAGCTGGAAGAAGTTTTGCGATGGCTTGATCGCTCACGGGCAGGACAGCTATCGCCAGCTGGCTAAGAAACTAGGCCACGGCACAAACTACTACGGGACGCCGCGCACAATGGCAAAGCACGCTCACGTCCCGACTAAGCTAATCGAGGATTTTCAGCATCGTTACTTCACGCAGTTCCCCGCAATCAAGGCATGGCACAGCTACACGATTACAGAAATCCAAACGCACGGGACTCTAACAACCCTGTTCGGCCGCCGCAGAATGTTCTTCGGTCGCGGCAACGATGCCAGCACATGGCGCAAGTCCATCGCCTATTGCCCGCAGTCTATGACAGGCGAGCAGATAGATCGCGGCCTACTCCAAATATGGCGCAAATATCCACAAGTCCAGCTACTCAATCAGGTCCATGACTCCATCCTCTTTCAAGTCCCTTTCCGCCAAGCAGAATATCTCATACCCCAAGTCCTCAAAACTATGGAAGTCACTATCGAGTTAAAAGGTGGCCGTCCGTTCACCGTTCCTCTAGAAGCCGCAACAGGCTGGAATTGGGGCTATGCGGATAAAGAGGGAAACAATAAATATGGACTTAAAAAATGGACAGGAAAAGAGGAGCGGTTTCCGCCTTCGCCCAAAAGACGGCTCCGCGACCTTCTGCAAGCCGCCCCGACTTCATAGAGGCATTCTGCGACTTTACGGAAAACATCAGCTCACCGCCGCTATTTCGTAAATGGGCAGCTATTGCCGCCATAGCTGGCGCATTAGAGCGTAAAGTTTGGGTCAGGACACTCGGTTCTAACCTCTACCCGAATGTTTACATAATCCTAGTCGGCCCGCCAGGTGTTGGCAAGACCGAGGTGACTTGGCGCGTTCGTGACCTCTGGAAGGGGATGGAAGATCATTTTGTCGCCTCAACCTCGGTTACTAAGGCATCGCTTATTGATGAGCTGGCAGCGGCCAATCGCCGTTGGATAACTCATTCGCCAGAAAACCCCGTGGAGCATTTTAACTCCCTGCTACTTTGCATCAACGAGCTAGGCGTTCTTATTCCCGCATACGAGAATGAGTTCATGAACGTCCTGACCGACCTTTGGGATTGCAAGGATTACAGCGAGCGGCGGCGGACGGCTAAGATCGAACATGAGATTAAGAAAACGCAGCTTAACCTTTTGGCGGCTTGCACACCAGCTTACCTCATGCAGACCTTGCCAGAAGGCGCGTGGGATCAAGGCCTCATGTCGCGGACAATGCTAGTATTTACCGCTGAGCGGCAGCTTCGTTCTCTATTCGCTGACGTTACAGTTGACACAGATGAGGAAGATCGGCTGCGTGATCAGATAGAGCAGATCGGAAACATCTACGGCGAGCTAAAGTTTACGGAAGGGGCCGCAAAACTCATCGACACGTTTCACCTTACTGGAGGAGAGCCAAAGCCAGAACACCCTAAACTTATCAGCTATACAATCCGCCGAACAGTCCACTTGCTCAAACTTAGCATAATTTCATCTATGGCCCGCTCCGATGAATTGCTAATCACCGAGGACGACTTCCACCGCGCCTTGGGCTGGATGCTAGAGATCGAAGGCCTCATGCCCGACATCTTTAAGGCAATGGCACAGGGCGGCACAGGCAAGGTTATGGAGGAGGCGTGGTATTACATCTTCACCATTTACTCTAAAGAGCAGAAGCCCGTCATGCTTCACAGACTGATCCAGTTCTTACAAGAGCGGGTTCCAGTCCACAACGTGCAAAATACAATCGACCTGATGGAGAGGGGAAAGATGATCGAAAAAAGACTGGTAGCAAACGGCGTGGCCTACGTTCCACTCGGAAAGAGGGCATGATGGCAACAAGTGCAAAGAAAATGACTGAGTTGGCCTTAGCCCTCATAGCCCAGACGCCAGATGACTTAGCAAGTATGCAGCAAAAGCTAGATGAGATAATTGAGCAAATAGCCCGATTTGAGCTGCGTAAATCGGATGCTATGTGGGCAGGAGATGCAGAGAAGGCAAACGGCATAGGGTATCAAATTATACTCAGGCAGGTTGCCCGCAAAGAACTGAGAAGAAAGATCAAAGCCAAAACAAAGGAGAGCGAAGATGATATGTAAAAGATGCAAGGCAGAGATGAACACAGGGATAGCAACGCAGCAGACCTACGTTGGCGGCCTGCCTGACTTTATCGGGGATAAACACTCCAGCACATTCTCAGCGGGCGGACCTGGCCTAGTTGTCGAGTGCTGGAAATGCCCAGACTGCGGGTGGAGTATGACTAAGCCACAGGACAGTCGAGAAGAAAAGCGCCGCAAACACATGGCATTCATGGATGATAAAAAAGAGGCGGACCATTAAGGCCCGCCCAAGTTATCAGATGAGACGAAACTCTGGTTTAGGTCCAGCAACCATCCCCGAGGGGATTTCTAGGCAGCGGGGGGATTAACTTCCTCACCGCTGTCTGTAATTTCAAGAGGCTGATTTGGATCAGTAAACTGTCCAGTCGCCTCATCATAAACCCAGCCAATTCCCTCAATAGTAACTTCTGGCCAATCAGCCAAAAAGTCTGGCACTGCATCGCCAACGAGAGCGATGTTTACAATAATGCCGTCTTTAACTTCTGCAACTCTCATGGTTTTCTCCTTACCAAGTTGTCCATACTCTTACCAAGCCATCTCCGCCAGCACCACTAGTTGCCACGTGACCCGCACCACCTCCGCCGCCTGGAAATGACCCACTTACAGCTGTTCCTGAAGTTGCACCAGTCCCACCAGAGCCGCCGCCAAGCCTCCCAATTCCGCCAGCTCCAAAATTGCTGCCACCAGCTGGAGAAGATGCACCACCGCCGCCGCTTCCTCCAAAAGTTACGGATGTGCCAGCAGCACTACCAGAACCACCAGCTCCTCCAGAGTAAACTGAGTTAAGGCCACCACCACCAGAGCCTCCCCCACTGCCGTTAAATCCTCCACCCCCACCGCCGCTTGGGCCTATTCCAGCAAAAGAACTTGATCCACCAGCAGAACCAGCACCTCTCGTGCTTCTAGCTACGCCGCCAGCTCCAACTATGACGTTTTCGGTAGCTCCTAAGTCACTAGCTGCAACCCTCCACTCAGTAAATCCACCGCCGCCACCGCCGCCAGCGGCAGCATCAGCTGAGTCATTTCTACCGCCGCTACCACCAGCTCCCCATATTTGTATATTTACAAAAGCCGTAGCTGGCAAATTTACTGGCTTTGTCCAAATACCAGAGCCTACGTCAAAAGTTTGCAAGTTCACAAACGACTCGCTAATATTATCTCTTAGCGCAGTCATAAGTGGTTGTGTTATAGCGCTGTCCTGATCCACAGCACTATCTGGAATTATAGTATAGACCATTAAGTTATCCTCGCTGCTGAGCTGCCATCAGAAAGCAGCCCATCTGCATTTCCAATATAGCCGCTTTTGAATGGAACTAAATCAGGGCCAGGATAATCTGCCGATCCCGAGGCCATGATAAAGTAAATCTTTCCGTAGAGTGTTGTGTCCGATGCAATGCACTCTATTGTCTCGCCAGGTTCTATTTCCTGCGCAGACGTAATCAGCCACTGCCTGATCCGCCGATTGCCAAAAACGTCAACGTCCATCGGATGGCTGATCTTGACAGTTGAGCCGACCCAGATTGCGCGGTCCTTTGCATCGAGCCTGAACTGCAATGTCGAAGGGACGTAAACATATCTCGTGATAATCTTTGAGGCCGTTGTGCCAGCAAGAGCAAAAGACGAAAGGAAGTTTCCGTAAATCTTCCTGATTGATGGCTCGCCGTAGAGCGCTTCCTCAACCAGATTAGCTACCACGGCCACGGAGTTGTAGTTTGTTTCGTCCTCGGGACTCTTAGCCTTATCCCGTTGATCGAAATAAACCCAGACCTGCGACACGCGTTCTTTCGGCTGTTCAGTCAACTTAAACGAGCCAGCAATTATATTAGACTCTGCCGTTAGTAGTGGCGGCTCAACATCAACTCCGCGAACAGACTGCATCTTAACTTTGGCTATTTTTTCATCCCACCAGCAGTAAACCAGCGTCTGTTCTTGAACAGCGCTAACAAGATCATTTACTCCTGTAGGAGTTGTTATCAAGGCAGTAAGCGTCCAGAAACCCATATAGGAGTCTATCTCATCGGCCCAGCCCGCAAGGTCAAGGAAAGTTGCAGAAATGCCGCCATAGGTCTGCATAAAGAGCGCGATTGTATCGTCGATCCTTGCGTTAGTAATCCGCAGGCAAAGTTGGACCTGCTGGTTTACCGCGTGGGCCGCAGCGATAGAGCTATCCGTGCCACGGGTCAGCCCTGTAAACACAAGGTTATCTCCAGATGCCGATCGGCCCGTATATGTGATAATCTCAGCGTCGATACGCAGCGTTCCTGTAGCTGGATAGTCCGTGATAAGCGCGCCAGATACAGTAAGCGTTGTGTCTACGTTTGTTATAGCTGCAAACAACACGCCAGGAGATGCTACTGGGGCTTGGGCTTTGCGTTCCTCAATGCGAGCCAGCACATCCTTGCCCTGAATGGTAATTCTGCCGCCATCGTCTGGGCCTTGTATCGAGTCAAAGAAATAAGTGCGCTTAGACATTGCGCTAAGAGCCTGCCCAGAGTAGCCTTCGTAAACAACGATCTCAATATTCTGCCGATAGCGGTTTCTCGCAATCCACTTAGTCCAGAACGAGCCAAGCTCAAGGGCGTAATACCCACGGCCACTGATATACGGATCGACAACCCGATCAGTATGCGTGTGGTCCTGAAACACAATAGAGCAGAGTGCGCGGTTGCCGAGTCCCTGCGCATCTGGATTTGCGCCCGCAAGGTTGATCCGAGTAGGTGACGTAGAAACACTTACAAGCGAGGGAATTATGTAAGTTGCGCCACTGACCTGCTGCTCGGCAACATTGCCCGTAGAGAAGAATAGGCTGAGCGGAGTCCCGAGCAAGAAGTTTGGCACGTCCTGACAGGTTGTCCGCGTGTTAAAACACTTGCCAGCATCAGGCCCAGATGCCGTGCAAGGAGCCACGCCATAGACGCGCGAGCAGAGCGGCTGCTTGATTTCTACAATTTGTATCGGCTCGCGGCCAACAGTTGTTTCAGTCATAACCTCTGGCCCTCATATTAAGTGCAACGCTCATAAGATCGCGGCGGCCAATGTTTGTTGGAGTTGGGTTTTCCATAGCACGGCCAAATGCGGCCTCACTATAAGTTTCAGGACGCCAAGCTATAAAGAATGGCTCAGTCTCAACAGCCCGTTGCAAGTCGCCCCAGTTATCGCGTATCCAATCCGAGGACAGGTTCTGCCACTCAAAAGTAGATTGCAGGTAAGTTCTGAACTTTGACCGCCCAAGATATTCGCCAGTCTCAGACTCGTTCATCTTCATGACAGTCTGTCGCGAGTAAATAATTGGAGAATGCCCGCCGAATATTGGCCGCTCCATTTGCAGTGCTTGCCCGAACTTAATCACACCAATCTCAGGAGCCGTGCCATTCGAGATACGGATGCGCCAATAGCCGTGAGCTTGTTTAGGAAAAATTACAAAAATATCACTGTTATCTGTGATAGCTGTTGCAGTTATAAGGTCGGACCAAACACCAGCTCCGTCAAAATACTCTACCTCGAGCGTATTGCCGTTGGTCCCCATAGTATGCGCAGCTATACAACAGTAATCGGCAGTTTGTCCAGCGCCAAAATTTATTTCCCAAGTCGCGGGCAAAGCTGCGGGTTTCCAGCGTTCATAAGTCAGCGTATTATTTGGCGCATCTACAAAATAGCCAGTCTCCGTAGTCGAAGCTGCAATAGTTCCAACACTAAACCAGTTAAGATAGTGTGCAATCCTTGCATGAGTTGCTGGAAGGTCAGCAGTAGCACTGACGTCCAACAGAATTTTAGTGCCATCCTCGAGCAAAAGAAACTCGGCAGTTTCCATAAGCAGAGCGCCTGTCTCTACTACATATGGCGTGTAGCCTGGAGAAAAGATTACACCCATGATTATGCCAGCCTGTAGATTACAACAGTTGTAGCATTAATTCGGCGGACGCGAAATGCCGCAGACGCACCAATAGCAACCGCTCCGCTGCCGATAAGCGTTGTGCCTGTGTTACCCGCCAGCGTAGCAATACCCGATCCTGTGTTGATAATTGAGAAGTTAAAAGCTGTATTGTCTGGCATACTTGTTGGCAAACCTGCAACAATATCAGTTGCAAGCGGAGCTGTTAGCGTAGCAACTGCGCCAGTGTATTGAATGATGTCGGTAAGAAGCTCAACTATTGTAAGAGTTGCGGCAGCTGCCTTAGATGTTGGATTAGGCTGAGTAGTAAATAATTCACCACGCGCAAAGATATTTCCGTTTACGTCGAGAGGGACAAGAGGCGTGACTGTGCCAATACCTACTTTACCTGCGCTATCAATACGCATACGCTCGTTGCCGTCAACATCAACTGCAAAGAAACTGTTTGTTGCCCCCACAGCCGTTGGATCAACGTCTATCCGAAAAACACCTGCGTTAAAGACAAGGTTCGTGTAGGAACTATCATCACTGTCTTGCAACCTGATTGTCGGGATGGTGGCTTGAATGTGGAGTTCCTCAGCAGGGGCACTTGTGCCAATACCTACGTTACCCGCAGCGGTGATACGCATACGCTCGTTGGCATCGACACCAACACCAGCAGCAGCACGAGTGCCGAAGGTTAATGCGGTGTCAGGGGTCGCATCCTCAGAAATAGCCGAGATGTAAGCGCCTACGCCCGCAGTTGGTGGGCTGCTAATATCAGAACCAAAGAACTCAATTGTGCCACTTGGTTGGCCAGTTAAAGTGGTCGTGTCCGTATCAGCAATTCTAATTGTAGCTGCTGCACCAGCACTAGTATACATCGCCCCAGAAACTGCGGTCGGATGATTGACGCTAACAACGTAGTTCCCAACGCCCCCAGTTGTCCCATCAGTCTGAGAAACAATTCTAGTAATTGGAGCAACCCCAACGCCGTAAACACGGTCACCAACTGCAATGGTGTTAGCAACAACCGACGCAACGTTCAGCGTAATGCCAGTTATGGTGGCGCTAGTTATTGAAGCTATGGAAGTCGTATTGCCTGCCACATGGAGTTGTGCTGCTGGTTCAGTTACACCAATACCTACTGATGGAACGTTCTTAAAGAACTCCGCCCGCGTGATTTTCTTTGTCTGCGGAACTGATACGTCAACAATCGGAACAACGTCTGTAGAGACTGTTTCCGCCCCAGTCATGCCCGTGAGGGCGCTAATCTTTGTATCTGCCATTTGCTTTCCTTCGCTTATCTGAGGAGAATTTGCGCGCCATCAGCCGTGGCGGCGTTGATTGCGTTAATGAGTTGTAGCACCTGATCGCGGCTATACATATCTCCGCCGACAAGTTGTAGCGAGACTGCGGTTGACGTCTGCACGCCACCAGCAGAGCCGCTAGATGCAGCGCCGCCACCTCCGCTGATGCCGCCAGATGCCGAACCGCCAGGCTGGGCGGACTTGATTGACCGAACCGCAGCAAGGCCAGACGATAGGGCGGAGGCCGCAGCGGCAAATCGTGCAAAGGGCCGACCGATGAAGCTAGGGTCTTTTAAGACCTCCGTAAAGGCAAGGTAGCTGTTAGTCAGGGCAATAGCCGCGCCGATCTGCTTTGAGCCTTGGAACAGTTGACCAAGCGCGCCAAGAGTTGCGCTGACGTTATCGTTTTGCTGTTTAAGCATTGCAAAGTTATGCGCGGACTCAACTTGCTCCATCATGCCAGCGTATTGTTCCTGCGTCAGTAGTTTCTTTTCTAGTGAGGTTTTAAGAAGTTCTTGGCGGCGATTGTAGCTGTCGAGTTCAAGCTGCTCTTTATTCATGAGTAACCTAGATAGTTGCTCTAGCTCCGACTCGTAATCAATGCCCTGCTTTTTTCTGTCTTTTTCGGGTGGAGGTGGCATAAGAGAGTCTACCGAAAGAAAACCAGCTTCGTTAAGTGGCATACTTAGGAAGTTTCCTGTTGTTACAGGAAGTTTAGGCGCTGCTATTCTACTCTCGCCATATTCTATTTGAGCGGCCTTTATTTTATTTTCCGTTGCAATCTCTTTATTGACTCGGATAATATCTAGCGCCCGCTGATACATCACATCCATATCTCGAATAGCGCC